GCACGACCGGATCAGGGATCGTGTCTGCGTCTGAAACTGTGGTGATGTCGAAAATGTTGGTTTCATCAGCCGCGAACAGGTTCTCAGTTGTCCCGCTCTTGTAGTTCCACGCCGATTCCACCGCCCCAGCAGAGATTTTCTGCCACTTATACGTGCCTTTGCGCGCTCGTGCTCCAGTTGGCGTTGGAAACCAGTTATCCAGTCGACGGGCAGACGCTGGAGAGGCAAGCGCAAGGTTTTCGTTGAGTATCCAGCCGCGAGAAGGTGCAGGGAATGTCTTTGCCTTGAGCTTGTGCCGCTGCGCAGTCGCAACGGGCGCTCTGCGGATAGCCTTCCTCATGCCGTGATGCTCACCGGATAAGCGATCTTGACGTCACTCGGCAGGCGCGGACGGCCAACGCGAATACCTTTCGAACCCTTGTCAGCGATAATCAGACGCTCTTTCAGCTCCTCATAATCCTGCATTGCCTCGGCATAGTCCTGACCCTTGTATTCCTTCCAGCGCCAGATAATGCCGAGCTTAAGCAGGTCCTCACTCAGGCCATATGTGTCATCATCAGCCGTGAAAGATGTCTTGAGAGAACCGCCGTTTGCCGTAACAACCGTGTTGCGAACGTAGAAGTATTTCGCGGTGACGGCGCTTGCCAGAGCGGGTTTCACATGGATCTCACCTCCATAGATCGTCCATGCGTTGATGATAAAGTCGAACGACTGAACATCAAGCTCAAGCCACCTGTCCAGGTCCTTGATATGAGAGAGGGCTGTTTCAAGCGACGAGGACCAAAGGTGGGTCTTCTTCATCTGCCTGAGGTAATCGGACGGCAGGCTCCAGTCTTCCGTGGCCCCGTCGCCCGTAATCGTGGCGATCTTGCACAGCGCCTGCCAGTCGTAGACGTCTGCTATACGCCTTGCCATTTCGTTGGCGACCGAACGCAGTTCCTCGATTTCACGAGTGGTCGAGGAAAAGACAACGTCCGGCTCTTCGAGGCCGACAACCTTGGCGACCTCTTGGCAGACTGACAGGATAGTCATTAAGCGGCCTCACTTGCCTTTGCGAGCTGAGCATTCAGTTCATCAGCCGTCTGGACGAGCTTGTCGTGACCGGCCTTGTGATGAGCTTTGCCGCCCTGCTCTTCGATCCAGAGGCGGATTGTGTCGTCATCCCAATCTTCAAAGGGAGACGGCGCAGTGGGGATGTCAGCGTCTGCGACTTCGGTTTGATGAACGGTAACGCCCGTATTCATCATTGCCTCAAGCTGAGTGATGCGATCAGAAAGGGCCGCGTTTTCAGCTGCCAGCTTTGTGGCATCAGCAGTGCCTGCTGCCTTGTCCAGCCATGCCTGCGCTTGGTTCTTCAGTTCGCGAGCGCCCATACCGAGACGTTGCAGAGGAGTTCCATCCAGGCCGGCCAATGCCTCTGCCGTGTAGACGTTGGCTGCTTCAAGCTCTTTCCGGCGCGCTTCAGTCAAGAACGGGAGTTCCTTGAGAGGAGTGCCGCTTCCGATGAACTTCTGGCCCTTCTTGAACGCCTCATAGGGGCCTTCGTGAAGCTCTGCATAAGTCAAGCGCTGGTTTGTGTCGGGATGGCGAACACTTGACGGACCATTGGCCGGAGCGACGAGCGTGCTTTTCGGATCGCCTGCCGTGCGGATCTCGACCATTTCGATGTCGTCGTAGATGGCGCGGCCTTGTTCGGCTGTCTTGCGCTTGTTCAGCTTGCTGTCGTTGAAAAACCTGACGGCGAGGTGCTTGAAATCAAATTCAGGCATCGTTTTATTGTCCTTCTGAGGGAGTGCGGGTTTTGAGGGGGTTTCTGTACATGGAGGGCAACAAGCCTTCCCCATGCACGTGGAGTTCACAGCCAAGCTCTTTGAGGTCGTTTGCGATGATCTGGAAGCGCTCCGCCGCCGCCTTCATGGCGACAGTTGAGAGAAACGTCTCATCGCCCCACTGCGTCAGCACGCAAGGGATGTCATCATTCATTGGCTGTGAATAGGAATGGCTCTTGCCCTCTCGATGGGAGCAATCGAAGCCAAAGCAGTGAATTGTTCTGTAGCCCATGACATAGGCCGCACAGCAGGCACTATTACCAACGCCAAAGCCGCCGCCAACAAGCGCATAAGACGTCTTTTCCCGGCGCTCAGGAGGTAAATTGTCCTCGCTCCCTTCAGATGAGAGATGCATCAGGACAGGATTTGAAATGGCATCCACTGTTGCCGGGTCAATCTGTGACGCGAACAGGTGGTTTGGTATTGTCTCGTCAACGAGCGACAAGGTTTCCGGCTTGGCGTCAATCATGACCTGCCAATCCGACCTTATGCCGTGCTGACTAAGCCAACGAGACGCGCCATTCAGCGAGAAGACCGTTGCGCCCATCCGCTGACGATGTCGTATTACGCTCAGATCATCCTTGGCAGATGGTCCGCCGCCGACAATGATAGCCACGCCGTCGTGCGGGTCTTCAAACTTCAGCCAGGAAAGATGTTCATGCGCACTGTTTATGCGTATGTTGTCAGCGATCTTGTTGTCGCTTGTGTTGCACGTGAGTACAAACCGAAGCTCAAGCGGAACCTTTGAGCCTGGGTTTTGGTAGGTGGAAAGGTGGATTTCGCTATCCATGGTGAAGTGGGGCGAGCCGAAACCCGCCCCTGCTCCTGTTAGTCCGAAGACGGGCCAGCCGGGCGGTTGAGCGCCACGTTGACCGACGTAACGGCAGACGCACCGGAAGCAGCCGCCTGTACCACAGCATTCGCAAGGCGAAGAGTGGTAACAGCCGCGACAGCCAGGCCAGAGGTGGCACCGAGCGGAGCAGCCGCAGCGAAGGACGTAGCCGAAGCCTTGTCCACGACTGCAACGCCGCCGATCTGATACCAGCCATACTGGCTACCGACGTTCGCCGACATGGCAACAGCCAAGGCACGGGGAACGCCGACAGCAATGCTGGCAAGTGCGCTCTGGAAGGTCGCCGCATCAAAGGACACGACTTTCCCGGCGTCGGTGCCGGTCACGCCAACGAGATAGATGAACTCGCCAACACCGTAGGTGTCGTGCTTGCAAGTGACAATCGTCCCGAGTGCGTGCTTCTGGGTGGTCGAGGTTTCGTCAATGTTCTGACCCAGCAGAAAATTGCCCGAGGGAGTCCAATCAGCCATAATTCAGCCCTCCTTAGGTAGCTGTGTCGCTGTCGTACAGCTTGGCCATGTGGAGCGGATTGTTCATGGTCAGGTTTCCGAAGAAACCGATGTGCTGAACCATCGCGTCCTGGTTGATGGGCATCTGTTTGCCGCCAAACTTCACGAAGTTGCGATCCGGGTGATACCGGAAGCGAAGGGCCTTCGTGTCGATGAAGTAGGTCACGTCATCCGGCATTGCCGAACCGATCCCGCCTTCCAGAACGACATCAACAGACTTGCCAGCGCCGTAGTACTTCAGGTTGGTGAAGCCGAGCGCACCGAGCTCGTTCTCGTCCTGAATGCGCTGGATTGCGGTGGTGGCTGCGGTGTATGCGATGTAGTGCTGCTGAGAGCACACGATCACGTCCGGGCCTTTGGTGCCACGGCTACGCTCGATCATGATGTTATCGAAGATCGTCTTAACCGTGGATGACGTCACCTGCGTGATGCCGGTGAAATCGGTGTCGGCATCGTAGGTCGACGTCTGCCAGATCGCATTGGAGCGGGCAATGCCGCCATATGAACCACTGGAAACAGTGGTCGGCAGGACGAGCTGAAGGCCGCCGATCTGGTTAGATGCAGTGCCATCCGAGTGAAGATCTTCAACAAAGCGGTCAACCAGTTCGGTTTCAGCCGCCATGATGTGCTCTTCCATGATGTCCTTCAGCTGGTTGGAGCCAGAGTTCTTCAGGATATCTTCGCCAGAAAGCGTGACAGAGACTGCTGCGAGCTTCGGAGTGAACTCAGCGTCGTTGAACAGTTCTGCCGGGGTCGGGTTCAGATACTGATAGCCCGAATAACGGGTGTAGGTACCGGACTCGTTATAGAGCAGACGCTCACGGATCGTCGGACCCGAGAAGGTCTTGAACTGCCCCTTCTTCTTCATCAGATAGAGAATGGCGTTCGAGTTCGACACAAGGTCAGCATAACCTTTGGAGCGATCCTCAAGCGCCAACGAGAACGCCTCTTGCAGGCGCTCATTGGTATTAAGAGCCATTACGGCCTCCTATTGAGCTTGATGCAGCCCGTCAGAGCCCGACCGATGCAAATGCATTGTCGAGAGATTCACGGGCAGAGGATGCAGGCTTTCGGTTCGCCGGGTTTGAGCCGGTACTCGGTGCGCCTGTGATTGAGAGATTGCCTTTCCGGGGTTGAGCCGGTGCGGCTGGTTGCGCTGCCTGCGGGGCAGCAGGTTGAGCAGGTGCCGGGGCCTGAGGTGCGGGGTTGAGCCGCTCTGCAAGGTCGTAGGCTTCCTGCAAATTGTTCGCTCTTCCGTTCTGGAGGAAAAGCGCGATGTCTGGTGACAGTTCTTCAAAGCGGCCATGTTCAGGCTGAGACGCAAACGCCTCGATTTCCTTCATGGTTGCCTGTTCGGACTGCGATTTGATGCTGGTAGTCACACCGCCAAGCTCTTGCTTGAGAGTGTGGATCTCATTACGCAGATCGCGGATCGTCTGATCCTGCATGACCTGGCGCTGATCCGGCTCCTGACCGGACATGACAGAAACAAGCTCGTTGAGCGTGCCAACCTTGAGCAAACCAGCCTGATGCATGTTGCCAATGACGATGTCGAGGCCCTGCACCGGGTTCTGAAAGATCTGGTTTTCCAGGTTGACGAACGAGTTCAGCGCTTCGCCGGGGTTTCCGCCCTGATCGCTCACACGCTGCGCAAAATCCTTGAACGGCTCGTAAGCCTCACGATATTGGTTGATACCGTTCTCAAGCTCACTGATGGCGCGGGTGATTTCAGCCCTGACAGGCTCTGGCGCGCTCTTCCAGGCTTCCTTGGCGTCGTTTGAGAACCGCTTGGGAGCCTCTGCGAAGCTGGTCAGCTCTTCAATCTTCGCTTCATCTGCTTCCGGCTTCTCCGCAACAGTTTCGGCCTTATCCTTAGATGCCTGCTCCGCTTCGGTGCGGGGCGCAAACTTGCCGTCTGGTGTCCGTGGCTGTCCTTCCTCTTGCTCCTGCTCTAACTGGATCGGATCTGGCTTCGTTTCTACCGGGGTATCGTTTCCGACCTTGTCGACCTCGGCAAAAGCGCGCTCGATTGCATCGCGTGCTGTCGGCTCTGAGGCGCGGTCAATCTCAACCGCGGGGGCTTCAGTTTGCACGGCTTCAGGCGCAGCAGCGGGCTCCGCCGCCACGTTCATGGCTTCGTCTGTCATTGTTGAACCTTCTGAGGGTTATGCGTTTATGCGCCTAGTCCAGCGCGGGAGAATGCCTTGCCGACAGCCGCCTTGACCTCTTCACGCTTCGGCTTTGGTCTTTTGAACGGCTTGGGATCTGTCACAGAGCTGTCGTTGCCCACTTCAACCATACCAGCCTGCTTGTAGGTGGCGCGAAGCTTTGCCTTGCTATCGTACATTTGCCCGTCAAGCTGGCTCTGCACCGGCTCCATCGTGTCGCAGATCAGCATCGGGGCCGATAGGTCGGAGCGGTTCCAGTTGAACGACATGCAGTTGTGCGGCCATGCGTCAGGATCGTGCCAGCCTTCACACACACGGCAGAAACGTTGACGGCTCATTCTGCTGCCTCTCTTGGCTCCCGTTCAGCGGCTTCTGTCTGTGCGCCGATCTGTTCAATTTTCGCAAAGATCTCTTCGATTTTCGCGTTCGTCAGTTCCAAGTCGGCCTGAGCCTGCTGGACAGCGGTTTGCGTCTTGGCTTGGCTTTCTGCCAGTTTGGCCTGGCTGTCTGTCTGCTTGATCTGAAGCTCAGCCATCTTGATCTGCATTTCTGCGTTCAGCTTCTTGTCTTCCGGGCTTTCCTGCGGCTCAGCCGCAACCTGTTTCATCTGGTCAACAAAGCTGTCGACAGACTGTTCAAGCGACCGGCCAGCGCGGAATGGGTTGAGGGCGAACTTCAGAACCTCGCCCGCGAACTCGGCACTCTGCGGTTGCTGCTGAACCATCGGCGCAAGTTGAGAAAGGGTTGTCGCCAATGCCCCCAGGAATTCCGTTGCTCTCTGCTTTTGAGCGTCTTCATCCGGCTGAATGGTGCTGTCTGTTTCAATCTCAAGCGTGAACGGTCTTGTTCTTTCACTTGCGATAAACTCCAATACCTGCTCGAACGTGACTTGGCTCTGAATCTCCTGCGCCTGCTGCATGAGCTGCTGTTTCTGCTGCTCAACCTGAGCAATTGCTTGCTGTGCAATCTCAGGGTTTGCCTGCGCCTCCGCAACCTTCTGAGGATCATTTGCAGCCTGCATCAGAGACATCTGCCCCTGCATCATCTGCTGCTGAATGCCCATGAGCTGCTCTTGCACTTGGGCCTGTGTTGGCACCTCATCATATTGGCTGTACTGCATGACCGTTCCCGGACGGAAATTCTCAGCCATGATTTCAGCAGCAATGCGCGTCATGTCGCGGGCGATACGAATTAGCTCCTGCTGGCGATCACGCACACGTATCGAGCCGTACTGGCTCTTGAGCTGCTGTGCGCCTAGCGTCTCGTTGGCATCGGTCGAGCCTCGCATGATGTCCGAAATACCAGTGATCTGGTACACGTCATCGATAAGCTGCTTGCGAAGCTCCACAAGGCTGGCAATAACCGTAGCAACCTCTGCCACCGGCAACCAGATAATGGCGTCCTTAAGGCTTGGCCCGCCCATAGCAGCGAAGTTGGTCACAGGGACAAGGATTGCCCTGTTGTCCTGGTCACGCATAACGCGCTCGATGCTTTCGCCTACATCTTCATCGCCCCCAGCATAGAATCCCTTGAGGCGCAGGCTTTCCGCCAGAGAAGAAATGCGTGCCGTTAGCTCGTTGATCTCTTCAATCTGGTCTTTGTAGTAGACGAAGTCAGGGACAGGACGCAGTGTGCCGCGCTCTACCGTGCCATATGCTGGACGAGGGCAAGGGAAGAAGCCATGCAGCTGGAGAAATGGCGGCTGGATGTCGAGAACCGTGTCAACGCCAGGAGTAATCCAGACTACGACACCCTTCTCCTTGTGCCACATCTCATAGACTTTAGCCTTTTTCTCGGCTGTATAGTCCTCACCGTCCTTCTTGCACTCTTCGTAGGTTGCCTCCAGCCATGCTTTGCCGCTGGCCTCTTCAAAGCGTGCCTGCATCTTCTCACGGTTGAGATAAACACACCGAGCGACCCACGGGACCTCTTTCCATTTGCGGGCAACACCGTGCAGGAAGTCCTTTCTGTCCAGATGATCATAGCAGACCTTCTGAGAACCCTCCTCGTCGTCCTCAAGGCGCAGCCACGGCACACCACGAGCAGAGATAGCCAGATCATCGCGAATGGCCATCATTGTCTCGTTGATATCCTCCTGATCGAAGGACGAGATAAGCGAGCGCTCCAAAACCTCGGAGGCATGACGCAGGATTGGCTTGCGGTCCTTGAACTTGGCAACAACGACAGGAACAGGCGGGCGGCTATAGATCGCGGGCTTGAGCACTTCCAGGTTGGCCCAGAAGATTTGCATCTGCCGATCAACACTGGCCTCGGACATTGTCTTCAGGTCAGCGTACAGCTTATCGATGTTGTCGCACTTGTCCTGATACGTCTGGAAGAACTTCTCGCTCTCTTTGATTGCCTCAAGCCAAGGCTTGGAATTGCGCATATTGGCGTACGGATCGGTGTTCTGATCCTCTCCGCCTGTCGCAATGTCCTTATCGTCTTGCATTTAGACTGATATCCTTGTCTTAAGCTGCGGCTTTGGAGCGCCCGGAAGCATGACCGAGCCGGGTGGAGGCGCGGGCTTTTCGGTCACTTCAACCTTTGGAGCATGCTTCCAGGCCATCGCGAGATAGCGGAAAGCGTCTGCAAGGTGAGACGTCCAGTCATGCACCTCAGTCGCCTTGAAACACTTCTTGTCGTCGTCCCACTCACGCCGGTATTGTTCCAGCGCCGAGATACCGACGTCTTCACACTTTGGATCGAACACACACAGCGGGAGGAGCTTTCGAACAGCGTTCACACCATCAAGCTTTGTGGCCATTGATATAAGTTGCGGGTTCAGACCATGCTGCCGCATTGTTTCGACGCGGGTCTTTCCAGTTCCCCACTCTTTCACCTTTGCGTCGTGAGGAACGTAATCAACGCCGCGCTGATATGGTTTTGAGTGGCAAATCTCTGCGTAATGGTCGACACCAGCGCCCGACGCCGTATAGCAGTCCAGAATGTAGACGCGCCCGCCATACACCTGAAACCACCAGATTGATGTGTCGTCCCTGACACCAATGTCCCAAGCGGTGTGAACAGGTTGGCCAGGGACGGCAACAACCGGCCTGATGCGTCCGTCATTCCTGACTGCCAGCATTTCACGGGCATAGAAAGCACCAAGAATGGCGGCATTGAATGAGCAGAGGTATTCCTGTTCGAATTGGGCCCGCCCAAGGTCTTCGCCGTAAAGCGCCACATATTCGTTCAGGCTGTCTTCTATCTGCTCCGGTGACAGCGCGCCGGTATCATGGATTGATGAAACTTCGGCGAACCAACGCGGATTGTTCCGCGCCATGTTGAACATTGAATACGCGTGATTGCGACCGCGCGGTGTTGTAATGAACGCCGCCCAGCCGTTGTTCTCTTCCAGCATTGGCCGGTGATAGGCCCACGCCGAAGGATTAGCCAAAGCCCACTCAGAATAGACAATGCCCGCGACACCAGCGCCAACAGTTGCATCATATCGATCTGACCCGATGATCTGCCACGTTGACCCGCACTGCATCTCAATGAACATTTCCTGATCATTGGTACGCTTGCGAAGTTCAGGCGGGAATGCCTCGTCTATTCGCTTCTTACCCGTGTGAGCGTTGACAGCAGTCCAAAGCGCCTTTCGTCCTTGGGCATATTCAGGAAGGCAGTGCCAATAAGAGCCAATGCGCTTGTGGGCAAGTTCACACGTTGCCCCGAGGGCAATTTCATCCTTACCCCAGCGTCTATGTGCTATCTCAATCGCACGAGCGCCAGGCGTGTTGACCAGATACTCATGGAACGCCCGCTGGTACCACCTGATACGACGCTCAAATTCCATTAAGGCTTGTCTTCGTAGACCGTCTTGAAGGTCATCGTCACATCGCCACTGACGTTTGCGTCCATCGATACAGCTGACAGATCTGGCAATGCTTTGTTCAACAACGCTTTTGCAGCATTAACCTGTGATGCGTCCATGATTGGTTTTGGAGATGTCACATGGTCCATGAGGCGCTTAATGATAAGGGTCGTTTGGATTTTCGCCCTTGTCTCTTCGTTGTGCCTGAAACCTGCCTTGCGTCCTGCCATTTTCTTCTCCGGGTTTGAGCCGGTACGTATTCCGGTTTATGCGCCTCTGGAATTGTGAAGTCTGAACAGCACGTGACGAATGTCGTATACGTTAGCTGTCGTGTGAGTGACCGAGCGCTCTACGCCGTTCCCTTTTGGGAAGGTGACGATACGCCGGTACAGCTCACCGATTTCCCCGCCAATATCAATCCACGTTTCCAGGTATGTCGTGTTGGCGTTTGTCGGGGTGACTTTAAAATCGAGCGTCCATAGATAGGCATCCCCATCAACGCCCAAGATCTTTGTGCCGTCATAGAACTGCGCGATATCGCTCGGGAGGTGAGCGTTGCGAATGGTGCCCGCGTTGTTCGGGAGGTTCGTGTCTGTGTTCGCCACCAAGGCGAGCGGCGAGCCTGACGTATACTGCGTATCGACGTAGTCCGCCCAGCCACTGAACGGAGACTCTATGAGCGAGAAGTCTTCGTATACTGTTTGGATAACCATCAGTGCACCGTCGGCAGGATGACGTTTAGATAAACGTCGCCCTCTCCGTCCTCTTCAAGCTTCAGCTCAAAATCATCTTCGTTGTAGTGGGTGCTGAGTTCTTCATCCCATTCCAGGACAAAGAAATTGCCAGCTACATGGGAAGGCTGAAGAATGGTCACAGCCTCATCCATGCCGTTTCTGAAAAGCTCTACCTCTCCGCTTCCTTTGACCATGTAGGCGTCAACGAGAAACATACGCTCTGTTCCGTCTTCGCTTTCGGCGTAGACAAAGAGCTGAGGCATGAACTGCCCTCCTGAATGAGAAAACCCGCCCCACCACTAAGGATGAGACGGGTCTTGGCGAACTCCATTACGGAGATTAGTCAGCGGCGACCGGGTGAGAAAGGTATCGCCAATCCTTCGGGCGG